CCTACTAGCAACTTAGCAACGCTCAAAAACTCGCCTCACCACCGGCGCGACGGTGGTGGGGGGGCGGCCCGTTGGTCGAATAATTCGGCGCCGCGGCGTGCGTTGCATGGCCGGCACGCGCTCACGAGGTTGTCGAGCGTGTCGGGTCCGCCTTCGGCCCGGGCGATCGGCCAATGGTCGGCCGTGGTGGCAGGCTTGCCGCACCAACGACACGGCGTGTAGCCCAACGCTTCGGAGTAGTCGCGAGCCAAGCACGCGGCCCGTAACCGGGTGGCACTGCCACCGGCCCAACGCTTTAGCCGTGGCGTGTCAGTCATTCGTCGGGCCGCTCGTGCTTGCCACGCCGGCGCCGGCGCCGGCGCCACCATCGCACGAGCGCCACCCAGAACGCGACGTGATCCACACCGCTAGAACAGCCGGCCGGGTGCGCGGAACTTGACGACGTTGTCCGGCAACGGTTCCGTCTTCGGTTCCCCGATCGTGCGCCAATGGATCGGCCGACGGCGCCGGCACAACGCGCACGCCGGCGTACCCGTCCACGGCCGCACAATGTCGCCGCCTAGTTCGCCGTGGATACAGTCGCCGCCACGGCGGACGGCGCGTCGGTAACTGTCGGACGACCGGACCACCGTCACCACCCGACCACGGCGGCCGGCGGCAACGTGACCGGGCTTGCGTCGTCTTCGGCGGCGAGCGCGTCGACCAGCGCATCGGCCAACCGGTCGGCGGCCGCCGGCGACAACACCACTTCGAGCGCCGGCCCGATCCACACCCGGACCACGGCCGGCCGGTCGGCGCCGCTCCACTCGTGTTGCACTTCGGCGGCGATCGCGTCCGCGTGTCCGTCCGGGATCGTGACTGTGATCGGTGTCATGGCACGAGGTCTAGCACCGGGCACCGACAACGGCGGCGCGCCCGGGATTGTGGACAACACGCCCCGCGTTACCTAACGTAACGAAACTACATAACTACTAACACTCTGCGTTTGATATCTGTTGTGTTGCAATAACTATCGCATTGATACCTACTGTAAGTAGGTAAGACGTTGGGCCTTCGGCCCAACTAAAGGCATTGTCGCAAACGGACAATTCGACGGTCGCTGTTGAGTTGTGTTGGGCCGCAATGCATCGCCCCACGTCCGGCCCGGACGCAGGTAAAGCGGTAGCTCACCGCGTCGGGTAGCAATGCCGGCGCGGTGTCGCAGAGGTGAGGTGAGGTCAGCGGGTCAACGGCGGCCGCCCGTCGCGGCACCGGCTATTTCCGCCGGCCGCACACGGCAACGGACACACTCCCACCACGCCACCCGACGGATGATGACGACGCGGAAGCAAGCTGTTCCCCAACACTTAGTGCACCTCGCCGGCGCGGGGTCGGCCGGACGCAAGTCCCGTAGCGAGGTCACGCGGCACCGTCCCACCGGTGCACCGGGCACCGGTCGCCGGGCAACACCGGGTTACGGCACGGTGCGCCGGTGACGGTGGGCACGCCGCACCGGTCGGACATCACGGTGACGGTCGAGTCAGCGCACCGGCGATGCACCCATTGGCCCAACCGGTGCAACACCGTGGCGCCAACGGCTATCGGCTCGCCGCACGCCCGGCAAGTGCCGGCGTAGTTCGCTCTCACCGTGTGTGTGTCCTTCCGGTCGTGGCGACCGGGTGCACATACGATGTGCGGAACGGGTCGCGTGTCAGCGCGGTCTAGATCGGCGGGAAGGTGGAACTTCCGCGCCGGCGTACGGGTCCGACCATATGGCGCCGCGTGAGCACACCGCGGGACAACACGCCGTGTGGTCGGGCCCGTTTTAATTGAGACATTGACAGGCAACCTAGTCCGGTCCGGGCTCGCCGGCGCCACCGACCCGCTACTTTCCGTTAGCACTACATGTGTGGTCTAACAGACGTGTAATTAGTGTGAACGCGTCGTGAGCGTTACTAAGCGTCCGGGTGAATTCGGTTGCGCCGGTAGAGTTAAGGCATGACGTGTGATTGTGGACGGCCGGCCCGCGGTGATGGTGCGACGACGTCGCCGGCGACCGGGTCGTTGGTGCATTGGTGCAAGCAATGTTCGGTCGAGCACTGCCAACTAGACCGATACCTGTTGGCGCGTACGTGCAATGAGTGTGGGCACCGGCACGCCGGCCCGACGTTGGCCGGTATCTGCGTCGGGTGCGCGTGCCCGGTGCGGGACGCCGGCCCGTTCCCGGTGCAAGCCAACGCCGATCGTTACTGACGGTTCACAATCGGCGGGTTGTCGGCGGGTCGCGCTATGGTCCCGGCCATGACAACGAATCCACGTCAGGTAGCCGTGCGCACGATCGCGTCTTCGCTCGCCTTCGACGGCGCTACGCCGGCCATGCGGTCACTTGACCGGGCCCGGGCCGCCGGCGCGCAGGTCGTCGACGCGCTCGTGGCGGCCGGCATCCTGCCCGATACCTACGCCGACGGTGACGACGCACCGGTGCCGGTGCCGGTGTCCGCCAACGGCGCGGCGAGCCCGGACGACGTCCCGCTAGTCCCGGACACCGACCCGGCGTAGCGGCGTCACGGCCGGCCGGGACGCGTCCCGTAGGTGAGCGTGCGCCGCCCGTTCCGCGAGCACGGCCGGCGCCGGCGGCGACGCCCGGACGACGCGGTCCGGCCATATGGACCGGTTGGTGCGCCACGGCGACGTCCACCCGCACGCGCACACGCCCCGGGCCCGGTGGTCTTCGGTCACAATCCGCACGGAATGAGTCACGAGCGGGAACCTTAACGGTTGCGGCGATCCGGCCACCACAGGATCGCCGCGGCCGTCAGCAACAGCACACCGACAACCAACACGCCGGCGCCACGGTTGACCAACGCAACGACGGTGAGCCCGGCCACGGTGAGCCCGGCCACGGCGAGCGCCACCCACCCAACCGTGACGGTCACCACGCGCCAACGGGTCACAACGCCGCCAACAGTTGCCGCCCGATGTGTTCGGTATAGACGGGCGGAATCGCTTGCGACAACCGGCGTTGGTCGGTTGTCCAGTCGATCCCCAACGCCGCGGCCGCGTCCGCGCCGCTCACCTTACGGCCGCCGCCGCCGTCACGTTCCGCCCGGCCCGCGTCGGCGCCGCCGGTGCCGTAGACGCCCAACACGACGGGTTGGGAAGCGTGGTCGCACGGCGGCGCCACGAGCGCAACGTTGGACTCGAACAGCCGGTGCCGGCGCACCATCAACCCGAACGACGACCCGCAATAGGTGACCGGGTCGAGCAACGGCGCACCCACTACGTTTTCAATGACGTACGGGCGGCCGGTGGCGAGCAACCGTTCCCGGATCGCGGTAATGAGGTCGACGTGCACGTCGAACAGCGTGGCCGCCGTCGCGGTGTGCCGTAGCGCCGTGTGCACCTTGCACGGCGGCGAAGCGGCGTACGCGTCATATCCGGTCAACGGGTAGTGCAACGCGTCGGCCCGGTGGAAGGTGAACGGGTAATCGGGTTGCGGCGCATAGTCGACGCCGTCGACGTCGAACCCGGCCCGGTGGTACCCGACCGAACAGCCACCGGCGCAGCAGCAGAGGTCGAGCAGCCGCGGCCGGGTCACCCGTCGGTCACCGCGCCGTCAATGCCTTGCAACATATCGAAGTGCTCGTGGCGTTGACCCGGGCCGGTGTCGGCGCCGCGCACCCGATATTGCGTGTCGACGGTGTTTGAATCAATGCCTTGCAACATATCGAACGACTCGTGCCGTTCACCCGGGCCGGTGTCGGCGCCGCGCAACCGTTGTTTAATTTCCGTCACGTCGGCCGTAAGCGAATTCCATTGGTCTTCGGTAACCATATCTAACCAATCTGTCGGTGGTGGATTACTGCCCGGTAATGACGCCGCAACAATGGCCAATTCGGACGCATTAACGGCTATTTCAAAGTGCATAGGATCGTAGTCGGACAACCAATCGACCGCGCCTTGCACCTCGTTAAGAATGGCGTATATCTCACCAATCTGTTGGTCGGTAAACGAATCGGACGCCGACGAACCATTGCCGTGCAATGGTGCATTCCAATCCACGGCCGTTCCGGACGCGTGGCAGGACAATTGCGACGGGTTATTAACATTCTGTTTGAATGTGAATCCCCAACAATAGCCACCGATGCACGCTTCGACGCGCTCGTGCAATTGCAAACACACGTAGCCTAGAACGGTGGCGACGTCGCCGGTCTTGACGCCGCCCGGGAATGGGTAACCGTGCGCGTCACCGAAGTTGTCGACGCCGATAGCGTCCGGGTCGCTGTTCGCCGGCCACCCGTTATAGCTCGTGCCGCTAGCCATGAGTACGCCGCCAGTCCGCTAACCGTTGCGCGGCGAGTGTCCGCCGTTCGTCGAGCGTCAATGGCGCGTGCCGGGCGGCGTCGCGGTCGTTGTCGTGCGCCGGCGGGTCGCCGGCGCGTGGTTCCCATTGGTCGGGTACCGGGAATTTATCCATTGTTTAGTATCCCCACGCGATAATTGATAGGTCGCAATTCGTGCTAGGTACGGCCTCGCCGGCGGCGTTCCGCGCGTATGCGGCGAGGTTGGTAATCGTCATGTATTCCTGTGCCAACGCGATTGACACGACATTCTGACGAAAGTTGCGCGGCATGATATGCGCGGCGACTAGACATTGAGTGAACGGCAACGGAATCGACAATAGCCCGAATCCGTCGCTCGCCGGCGAGTAATTGTAGAACACCATCCGCACCCGCCATTGATTATCGGCCGGCAACGACCCGGCCAAACACGGTTGACCGCTAAAGGCTTCCGCCGCCCGTAGTGTTTCGGCTAATTGTTGGATATTGGCGGCGCCGTTTTTGAGCGGGTCGACCGGGTCCGGGTACGGGTAACCGTACGGCGTGTAATGGGTTGGCATGGCCTATTCTCCTATTCCGACGCCGGCCATATCGGCCCACGACAATTCCGGTCCCATCTCATCCCACGACCATTCGGCCGGCGGGTCGTTCCACGACAACGACGCGCCCTGACTCACCGCGGATGACGTAATGAGCGCCAACTTCCACGCGCCGTCGCTGTTGGTCAATCGGGCGCCTTCGAGATAGAGCGGAACGTTGGCCGTTGTCGGCGCCGGCGACCACGCCGGCACGTCGGTCACGAGGATTGGCAACCCGATACGGGTGGTGGCGTCGAGAATGGACATCACCACGGCGACGTCGTCCGGGCTCATGGGCGATTCCGCGGCAACGTTGAGCGTCAACCCGCGGATACGCCACCCGCCGGCCGACAACCGGGCGAGCACCGATTGCGCCAATGTTTGCGCGTCCGCTTGCGTGGCCAATTCGGTGGATATCTGCACCCGGCGTTGCCCGCGGGCCGCTTCCGCGGCGTCGTCGATATCGGTCACGCCGGCGTCCGCCGGCTTATCCGGCACCGTTTGATCTTTCCACCCGATTACTACCCGGGTGGCGACGTCGTCGACCGTTTGTGTCCAGTGCACCGGGTCGAGCTCGACGGCGCACGCCGACACGGTGATGCCGCGGTCACCCATGATCGGCGCCGGCACGATATGCACCAACCCGTCGTCGCCCATTGCGAGTATCTGTATTGGCGCCCGGGCGTCGACGTCTTCGAGCCGTAGGTACGGGCCGGTCGTCAGCGACGTTGCCGACCACAACGCGCCGCCGACGGATTGCGCCAACGATTGGAGCAACCCGGCGGCGTCCTGCCGGTCGACGTCCCGGTACGTGATGAGTTTGCCGCCGGCGCCCGGGTCAATGATTGACGCCATGGTCTGCCCGGCCGCGGCGAGGATATGAGCGAAGCGGGCCGCCAATGGTTCCGCGGCCCACGGTTCGGCGCCGACGTACCGGTTGGCCAATTCCGCGGTGTCATCCTGCGCCACGACGTCGACGACGGTCCCGCCGGCGTCGGCGTCCCATTGCGCATCGAGGTCGGTAATCCGGCCGGTGAACACTTCGCCGGCCCGGGCCGCGCCGGCGGCCGGCGCCAACACCACGAGGTCGTCGACGCACGTCCGCGCCTGGTCGATCCACCGTGGCCGGTACCCGACGAACGACGGGTTGAGCGTGTCCGCCGGGAACAACGCCGCCAATTGGTCGGCGCCCTTCGGTGTCGGGTGCAACCCGTCCAACAGCCACGACGGGTCGGCAACGAACCCGCCGGCGTCCGCGTCGAACAGCCAATCGGTGTCGAACCATGCGCCCGGGCCGGCGATCCCGTACAACCCGGCGTTGAGCACCCGCAACCGGGACAACAGCACCGGGACGTCGACGTCCCGGTGGGACGTCCCGTAGCCCATTGGCAAGACGCCCAACCACACGACCCGGGACCCGGCCGCGGTGAGCGTGTCTTGCACCTGTTGGGCCGCGGCAATCGACTGTGTGAGCGTGCTCGTGTCGTGCGTCATCAGGTCGTTGGTCCCGGCCAGCACGATTGCGACGTCGGGCGCCGGCGCGCCGGCCAACGCCGCGGTGACGGCGTCCAACAGCGCCGCGCCGCCGGCCGGGTCGTGCAACGGTGCGCCGCCGACGGCGTGGTTGGCAATCGTTATCCCCAACCGTGTTTCGAGCTTCGGAATCCACGAATCGGCGTAGGACGGTAGCCACGTCCCGGCCGTGATCGAATCACCGAACGCCGCGGCCGTGTACGTGCCGGCCGCCGGCGGCCCGGGTGCACCCACCACGGCGTCGTCCCACGAGATATCGGCCGGGACGTCGGCCCACGCCGGCCCGTTCGGGTACACGTCGACGCA